TAAGATAGCTGCGGAAATTGCAACGCCCTTGTATAAATCAGGATATACAATAGAGCCGGTTGCACCGGCCGCGATATTATCAACGGTTGGAAAACTTTCAAGTGTTATGTCTTTTGGTTTGGTTGTTACTACAAAACCCTCAATCACTGTGGGCATTGTTGCACCTAAAACAAATTAGCGTATTTTATAAGAAATGGAAATGCAGAAACGGCACCGGCCGTTTGTGTTACGTTAAAGGCTAATTGTTTACCGCCGGCGGCCGCTCCAACTGTTATAGGAATTGGGCCAGCTACCACACGGCCCGCACTTGCTGGGTCTGAGGCCGTTGCAAAAAATGTTACACCAGCTTCTAAACCGTTTACTAAAAGGCGGGCGTTGTGTTCTATGCCGGCCGCGTTGGCCGGATTATCTACAAAATCTAAAATTACATTATCTCGATTCAATTGTTGTACTGTTAGGCCCGTAATATTATCGGTTGCTAAAGCAAATGCGTTTAGTGCGGCCGGTGCTACGGCGTTATATGCTCGCATTAATGGAACGGCCATGTTAAAGGCTCTCCGTTCTAATATTATCTAGTGCTTGCGTTCCGCGTTGGCCGCCCATTGGTGCAATTAAAACCGTTGCAACAGTTCCTATTGCAGATTCAACGCCGCCAACTGAATAAGATAAAGCGGCCTCGCCCGCTTTAGCGATTGGGTGGTTGGCCCATTGAGGAGCAACAAAACCCAAAACCGTTGAAGCGATTGCGCCTAAGCCGGCACCAAATAAGAATTTTTTAGCACCGGTCGAAAACATTGTTTTAAAAGCCATAATTCTCTATTCTTAGAATAGAGAATGACTTAATAACTTTTACCCTAATTAAAAATATGGTCGTTTGGTCTAAGATTTTCCCAATAGCCGCTTTAGGGGTTGCATTACTCTTTGTTGCCAATGCGTTCCAAAGGCCGGCGGCCGCAACAAGTACAGCTAAGGCTTTAACCGAGCAAGTTGCTACGATTGGAGCCGCCGGCCAAAATATAGAAATATTTGGGCGCGGGGTTGGCGGGGGTTTAGCCGGATTACTTCAACCCATTTGGGAGGTATCAAATTTAATTGAACGTTTTAGCACATTATCAAGCGGGGCCGCAAATGTTAGCCCCGTAAGCCAAGATTTGGGGGGTTATTCTTCATTTCCATCTAGTCCAACTTATACAACCTCATCAGGAACGGGCGGCCCAACACCAACGTCGAGCCCTTCAACAAGTACGATAAGCTGGAGCTCGGGCCAAACTGCAACGGTGCCCAGTTTAAGCTCAGCCGCTAAATCATTTTATAGCAATTTGGGGGTTAGTGTTACTTGAAAAAAGGCTCTAAGGAGGCTAAGGCATGGGGCCGCAAAATGCAACGAGCAAGAAAAACAAAAACAAAAAGAAAAACTAAAAGAAAATTTACAACACGTAAACGCCGCACAACTAAGCGCAAAATGAAAACATTATCAGGGCGTGCCGCTTATCCGCGTAAACGTAAATCAAAGAAAAAAGATGGTTGGAGTAATTGGTAAAAAAAGGCTTACTAATAGGGTTAATCGGGGCGGCCGTTCTCGGTTGGTATCTGCTAAAACCTAAGAATGTATGGGGAGAAAAACCCCTAGGCGGTTATGTTGCAAACGTATCAATCCCCATAGGTAATGAATTATTAGAAAATAAAGCGTAATTCGTACAAATCTCGTAAGCTAAATTATTTAGCTAAATGCAATGATTTTCTAAACTCGAATTTAGAAACATTGAAAAACCGGCCTTCGAACCAGGTCGAAAACGTGATTCGTTTATTCCCAGACGTATTTAGCACCTTTACATTTTGGGCAATCTATGGTTGTATTATAAATTGGGTCTAATTTGTTAGAGTTTGTTTGTGTATCTACAGTTCTAACTATACCATGCGGCCGGCCCGTTATAGTATCAGCGCATAAATCACAGGGTTGCAGTTGTTTCAGTTGGGGATTTAGGTTGATTTTTGGTGTTAATGTTTTTAATTTGTTCAATAATCGAATCTTTATTTTGTGCTACATAAGCCTCAGCTTTTGGAATATACGGTTTTACTAATTCTTGATATTTGTTTGGGATTAATTTTTGTACTAACATATCAACAATGCCACTTGAATTTTTTAAGTCTCCGTCTGTTACTGTTACGCCTTGCTTAGTTTTGTTGATTACACCTTTTAATCTTAAAGTCTCTTGTCTCAAATCTTTTATTTCTTGATTCTTTTGTTCGCGGATATAACTCAAATCTTGTTGAATATCTTTGATATATTGCCTAGAATGTTTTGAAGTTCTAAACCGGCCCCGAGTAATAACAACCCCACACAAACCAACACTAATGCAGGAAATGAGTATAAGCGCACTTGCGAGAATTTCCACATAAAATGAAGTGTTGTATGTCTTTATAGATATTACTTAACCCTAAAGGCCCCCCCATGCGGCCCTAACATTACTCAACAAAAGCTAACAAACAACCCTTTAACAACCTAATGATTATTTTAGAGTGTCATTAAGTTCATTCTAAGTATAGGCCTTAGTGGTAACGGTATTGGTCTGGGGAGAAATAATAGGGGGCTGTCTATATATTTTGTCAAAATAAAAAAATATATATTATTTTTATATTATTACGGCTTAGAATTATAATGCCATATTGGTACGAAGCACCAACAAAAAAAGCGATTGAAGCGGGCTTAGTTAAAACTACTGAGAGCAAAACGGCCAAAACAATTACAATGACGATTAGTTATTGGGCATTGTTAGACCAAATCAGAAGTAAGCACGGTTTAAAAAACCTCAATGCGGCAATGCACTTTTGCATATACCACACGGCCCAAGATGAGGAGCTCGAGCCATGAAACAAATCGAAAACTACAAACCGAGAATAAGAGAAAAATGCCGCGTTTGTAAAATCTATTTACCGGCCGGTTGCGTGAATGACATTTGTCAAAAATGCTCAGGTAAAATTCAATCTCAGGTTTACACGTTTTAGTGTAAACATTTTATTTTTTTTTATTATCAAAGATTGATAAAAAAGCCGCTCCAATTCTCAAAAGTAAAATTTGAAATTGAATAAATATTTTTTTCATGTTTTGATTATGTACATTAGTTCAATGAAAGCCGGCCTATTATCAAAGCCAGAGCTCGAGCCGGTTGTAGCATTTGCTACGGTAATTCCCGTTGTAGCTGAGCCGGTTGGGGGGTCTATAGTTCCGCCGCCGCTCCCCGCCCTTTGCGATTGGTTACCGCCGCCCGAGTTTGCGTTCCATGTTCCCATATCATGCACATGGCTCGGGTCGGTCACGCTTGCAACGTGTGTATGTGTTGGCATTTCCGCAGTAGTTAAAGTCAAACTATCCGCGCCGCCCGTTGCTGCTGTTTGTGTTGATTGGCCCCTCACAAATCGATTAACTAAATTTGGTAAATTGAAATTTGCGCCGGCCCCGCCGTAAACGTAACCAATTGCAGTATGCAAATCACCATAAGTTGCGGTTGCAACGCTCGCCCCATCACACAAAAGCCAACCGGTTGGAACAGAGCCAACCGCGCCGGCCCAACAAACAACCATGCCGGCCCCGTGCGGGTCGGGGCTTGCAGTCCATTCGGGGGCCGTTGCGCCGGCGTTTACAGAAAGCGAATCTAGCGCATTTCCTAAGGTTAATACTTGCATATTTCCGGCGGCCCCATCACTAAACGTAATAGCTCCGGCCGTCATAGCTACGCCGCCCTGAGTAACGCCGTCAAGATTTAATGAGCCGCCGTCGTTTATTATAGCTGAATCGTGAGTGTGTGCGCGGGTAACTGAGGAGCCAGAGCCGCTAAAGCCCATGATTAACCCCGCTCGAAAGCAAATCTAGCGCGCTCGGTTGTTAATAATGTTGGTGCAACCTGAGACACAATATCTGTTTGGCCGGCCGCGCCGGCTGTAATTCTTATACTAATAATATTTTGGTCATTAATATTAAATTGGCCGCCGGCGGCAAGTTGAAAATTTTGTGAGCCGTTAATTGAAATTGTGCAAGCGTTGGCCCCATCTTGATTTAAGATAGCTGCGGAAATTGCAACGCCCTTGTATAAATCAGGATATACAATAGAGCCGGTTGCACCGGCCGCGATATTATCAACGGTTGGAAAACTTTCAAGTGTTATGTCTTTTGGTTTGGTTGTTACTACAAAACCCTCAAT